CACTGCAAAGCAGACGCAGTCCCTGTATGGGACGCAACGAGTGAAAAGTTCAAGCCGTACATCGCTGTGTGCCTTGACTGTTTCCAGACCAAGGAACACCACGAGTATCCGTTCGTATACAAGGAAGTGTTCGACAAGCACAACTGGTGCTTCAAGTCCGTACACCCTACAACGCCTGTTGCTTTTCTCGATACTGTGGAGAGCAAACTTGCACCCCAGATGCAGGTGGCGTTGAAGGAGTACAAGCCAGAGCAGAGCGTCCTGTTGCACGGCATCACTGGCACTGGCAAGACACGCACCGCTTGGGCGATGTATAACAAGGCTTGGCTACACTTCTACCCGAAGCACAGCAAGTTCCTGACGATGCGTAAACTGGAGCAGGAAATCGAAAAGGGTTTCGCCAACCAGAACCACGGAGAGGTCATCGAACGCCTGACCGAATGTGCGTTGCTCGTCATTGACGATTTAGGAAAAGAACGCTTGACGCAACGGATGGAGAGTGATTTGTTCTCCATCATTGACGAGCGTACATCCAATAAACGCCCGACCATCATCACAACGAACTACAACGGCACTGGCCTATCTGACAGATTCACGAACGGAGAAACTGGTTCTGCCATCATCCGCAGACTCAAGGACTACTTCAAAATCTACGGAGCATCCGTGCAATAATTTCCCCCACACCAAAATGGAAAACCAAACCCAAACCACGGCCTCCGTCATCGAGGTCATTAATGCAAAGAAGTATGTTGTTCTGCCTGACGGCAGAATGGCTCGTCTGCTGAAGCCTGTTAAGGTTAAGCACTACCGCTACTTCTCCTACATCAATGACCAAGGGAAGGCTGTTCGCATCAACGCTAACGATAGTCGAAAGATTAACGATGAAGTGGTCGAGAGCAAGTAACCAACTCTGGACTAAAATCGATAATATGGAAGACGCTCCTAAGCCTAACCTGTCCGAACTCTACATCGCCCTTGGCAAGGTACACGATGAGACGAAGGACATTGTTGCGGATGACTTCAATCCGCATTTTAAGTCGAAATTCGCCAGTTTGTCGGCTCACCTGTCGTACCTGAAGCCCATCTTCAGCAAGCACGGCCTCGTGGTCATCCAACTGCCGACTTCCGAGTACCACGACAACGGCATCGGCATTAAGACCATCATCGCCCACAGGAACGGCACGAGCATCGAATCCTCGTGCATCGTCCCTGTCGGTGAACAGGCTACTGGTCAACAGGCTGGTGCTATCCTGACCTACCTGAGACGCTACTGTCTGGCCTCCATCGGGGGTCTGGCTACGGCTGATGATGACTGTGAAGTAGACAGGGTCGTTAAGACCGCCTCTGCTCCTGCCGCTGTCAAAAAGTCCGCTCCCGCCTCCTCCGCTCCTGCGGCTGGTGTCAGCGTGGACTTCGACCTCCCTGTGCCGTTCGGTAAGAACAAGGGTACTACCCTTAACAACCTCCCGATGGCTGACCTCGACTACTGGGCTAACAAGTGGGAGCCGAAGCCGTGGGAAAAGACTGGAAAGGTCGGCCCGAAAGACCTCTCGCTCAAGAAATCCGCACAGGCTCTCTGGGCGTTGAAGCAGGATGGTGAACAAGAGTCTGAACCCCAAGACGAAGTTCCCTTCTAACTGACCTTGTCCCTGTAGTTCAATGGATAGAACATCTGCCTTCTAAGCAGAATATCTAGGTTCGATTCCTAGCAGGGACATTTTCCTAATGAAATACGCACTCCTCCTCGCCCTGTGCATCCAAGCACAGGCAATGGAAATCACGGACGGCTTTTTGGATAAATTAGCCCTCATCGAGTCCAGCGAACGCTGTACTGCTATCGGAGACAAAGGCCAGAGCCTTGGATGCTTCCAGATGAAGCGTGAGGCTTGGGTCGATGCCTGTAAGCGTAACTACGCTAACTGGGACTACAACAAGGCCAACGCCTTCAACTATCCCATCGCCCGACAGGTAGCCCAATGGCACTGCGAGTGGCTTGTCGAACGCCTTAGGGCTAACGGCATCAAGCCCACGCCTATCCGTGTCTATATGTGCTACGCTATGGGCTTCAGCGGGGCTATGAAGCACCGCTTCAACACCGAACTAGACTACCCTGCCCTTAATAGGGCTAGGGGTATCCTATGAACCACACCGCACAAAACAGTCTTAAAGCCTCTGCCTACCTACTAGGTCTATCTGTAGAAGAACTAATTGATGTCCTCCACAACGCCTCCAAAACGAAGGAAATCCGTACTGCCAGTGGATGTCCGTTTGTCCTACCTGCTAGGGAAAGCAAGGAAAAGTCCGCACCAGAAGTTTGTGTCGCTGACAATCAAAGACGCAGAAGCGATTCTGATGTTTTTAAAGAACCCAACTATTCCGATGCCAACGAGTGTGAAAGAGCCGTAAAGCAACTTATGCACTCCCTTGACTACTGGCAAATCGAAGCCAACTACTGGCACGGAATGTGGCTTAACAACCTTCCTAAATGAGCAAACGAGGAAAATGCGGAAAAGGAAAACCATTTCAAAAGCAAGGTCTGACTCCAACGGAGCAGAAGAAAGTAGACCTGCAAACAAAGAACAACAAGGAGCGGTGGGCGTACCTGTTCTCGCTCAACAAGTGGATGAAGCCACAATAACTGTCGGAGATATGATTCGTGCTATGCAGTACCTTACTGATGAAGTCACGAACCTCCGCTACAAACTTCTACAATACGAACTATGCCAAACAAAATCCAAAAAGTAAAGTTCCTCGCTATCGGGGACAATCACGGAGATATGGTGGATACCGAAGCCGCCAAACAATTGTTTGATTTTTTACAGGACTACCAGCCTGACGAGGTCATTCACTTGGGAGACTGCTTTGATTTCCGAAGCCTCAGGTCTGGGGCTAGCGGAAAGGAAGAAGCCGAGTCCCTACACAATGATGTCGAGGCTGGATTAGAATTCATCCACGAACTTAAGCCAACAGTTTTTCACTATGGAAACCACGAAGACCGACTGCACCACCTCATCCACTCGTCAACCAATGGAATTGTTAAGGACTTCTGCGAAGCCCTTGATGCTGAAATTACAAGCAACCTTAAGAAAGTTGGATGTAAGAAGATTCTTCCGTACCACGCAGAAGAAGGAGTTTTCACGCTTGGCAGAATACGAACTGTACACGGATATACTTGTGGGATACGAGCAGTCGAGGAACACGCAATCCATTACGGACTGGAAGAAGGAGCAGTACTTATGGGACATATCCACAGCATACAGCAAACTAACGCCAAACGATATCGAGGTACTGTTGGTTTTTCGGGAGGATGCCTCTGTAAGAAGCGTGAGATGCGTTATGCCAAAAACAGATTGGCAACATCTAAGTGGGGTACTGGATGGTTATATGGGTTTGTACAGGGTAAAAACTGGAAGGTCTGGCAAGCCCATCGAGTCGGAGAAAAATTCATTTTCAGCCACCATTCAGAATGAGACACAAAACAATCCAGTTCCTAAACGAACTGAATGGGATAAGGACTCGCTACAAGCGTGTAACGGAAGAATGCGTACCAGCGGGGTACTTTTCTTCCAGAGAGATGTCGCAGAAATTCAAAATGAACCACAGGGTCTGCCAAAGAAAAGTAAGCGAGTATCTTGCAGACGGAAAATTAAATGTCGTATGGGCAAGAAGAAAAAGCGGTCTCGCAATTCGTAAGTGTCCTTGCTACAAATTCAAAAAGAAATCCTATGAGAAAAGTTTCAAAGGCTGACCTGAAGGAGAACACGGAGATGTTCAAGGGATGTATTTTCCTTGAGCCTCGTGAATGGCTTGACAACGCCATCATCGGCAAGTGTGCCGCCACTGGCGGTATTATCTATGACTACGATGACCTTGTCGAAGCGTTTATGGTGCGTGACGATATTGACTTCCACCAAGCCGCTATGGCTGTGGACTTCAATACGGAGCGAGCCATTCCGTATATGCCAGACCCTAAGCCTGTCATCTTCAAACGACCTCTTAACATCGAGGAAGAAGAAGAAGACGAGTACGAGTAAGGCTACTCACCGCTATCGTGCGTAGCGGTGTTACCCTTTCTTGCGACAGCCCCAAATGGTACAACGCAACCACGCACGAACCAAGCAAGCCTCATCAGTTTGCTGGTAGGTTGCGTTGTGTCAAGAGAGCAACCACCACAATGCTCCAAACGAAATAATCGAAAGAGCAATCACAGTAGCACCAGCCTTCTTCCACGGACTAAATGCAGTTACCAGAATTCCAAATACAAGTAATCCTAGAGAAGCCGAAGACGCTTGGAATGCTACTTTGGTTTTACGCTCTTCTATTGCTACTTGTTCTGCTTGCTCTCGCAGTTGTTGCTCTATCTCTATTTGCAGGTTTTGTTCTTCCACTACTGCCCATAGTTTATCCGTCTCAGCATCTACCTTAGCGGCTTTTTGTTTATCTTTTTCGACAGCCTTCTGGTCTTTCTCTTTAATCATCCTCTCAAACTCTTTTACCTTCTCGACACTGGCCTTGCTTACTCCGTTCAGTCTCGTGATTTGCCCTTCAACAATTTCTCTAGGGATTCCAGCAGGGAGGGAAGGAGCGACAGCAGTGAGAGCAGAAGCAGACTCAGAGATGACTGCTTCGACCTTCGTGATGTACGCATCTTTCTGCTCATTGTTAGAAATAATAACAGGGGCTTGCTTGGGTGGCGTTGAACAGCCAAGTAAAAACAGGGATGAGAATAGCCATTTCATTTTGTAGTTCTTGTGAAGGTTTGCCCATTGTAGACAGGGTTATCAATCCCAGCCTGTCTTCTTTCTCTGGCTTTTTGCCAATCAGAAATTGGCTTCATAGCCTCTTCCATTGCGGCATATCTATCCAGAAGTTCCTTTCTGGCAATCTGAACTTCATTTCCAGTCCAACTGTCGTAGTTGCCAAATGTGGCAACATCCAAAGCGTTTTCAACGCCAGACAAGATACCAAGTCCTGCCAAGTCATCAACTCCATCTTTGCCCATACTGTATGTACCTCTTGGGTCAATGCCTGTTTTTGCATAATAATCTTGGACATAAGCACCCAATCTTTCTCTAGACATCATAGGAGCAGTAGCAACACCAGCAACCTCTCCAAGTTTACCAGCAGTTCTTAAAAGAGCAGTTCCCGCTCTAGCATTAACATAATTTGCAAACTCAGGGTTCTTAAAATAAAGACGGCTAAACTTAGATGCTTTTTCTGGGTCTGTAAAGAATTTTACCATACCTTCTCCATTGATTTCAGGCGTAACCATTTCCTTGAAGCCTCCAAGGTATGCTCTTAAATCTAAGAACCCTTTCTTTCCATAGTTAGGGTCACCTCTTGTCGCTTCATCAACTAGTCCACCAAGAGTTCTATAATTCTTGCCAGAAGGAAGATAGGCATCGTAATTCCCTTTTTTAGAATCAATAATTTGTGCTGGAGTGATTCCTGCCGCCATAAGTCTGGTCGCAACACCTTCAAGTTGCGTAGGCGTAAGACTGCCGATTGCCCCTTCTACCTGAGAAGGTGTAAGGTTTTGCGGCAACTCCTGAATAATTTCAGAAAAGATATCAGACTTAAGTCCAATAAGTTCAGTTCTTCCATTAGCAACCTCTTGAGTCATTTCTTGAAGATATCTTACATATGCTTCCTTTTGCTTTTCAGGTGCTAAACTTCCAGTAGGAATCGGTTTCCATCCTTCCGATGTAGGGTCATTGTTGAATTCTTTTACTACCTTGTAAGTCCCATCATCCATAATCTGGAACATAACCGCTGGTCTGCTTCCTTCTTGGGGATTTATGAAAGGAGAAAGCATCTGCCACTGTCTAGGCTGATTTGTTTCTGGGTCTAAATAGTTACCAAGAATGTTTGTAGTTGGAAGCACTTCGCTGTACATCGCTCCACCAAGACCCATACGAGGGATTTCCAAATTTCGAATTTTAGTCTGTTTTCCCCAAGCACTTAGTGTTTGGTCAAAAACATTATTAAGGTTATGCAAAACACCTTGAGGAGTTTTAAAAACACCTTCATCGGCAGATGTTAGCCTTAAAAGGGGTGTTCCTTCTGCGGTTGTTAAAGTTGGTTGAACTGGAGATTGTGACTGTATGTACAAACCTTCTTGAGGTGTGTTTGGAACAACTGGTTTTCCGTATTTGTCTAGAATATTAGTACCTGCAAGAGTACCATCATCAGCATAACCTGTTGCAAAATCAGGAAATGGAACTCGGTCAGGAAGGTCTTCTAATGAAAAAGTCGTAGCAAATTTTGTAGGGTCAAAAGTCCTTTGAGTTTCATCTAGAAGTTCTAGAAGGTCTTGAGTTCTGTGAGTCAGAGCATACCCATCAATACCTGTTTGAAATTGATGATTGTTAATTATACCTGCAATGTGCTGGGGATATCCGTGTCTGTAATAATTAGGGTTCTGTTTTAAACCTTTTTTAACAGCCGCTAATTCAGCAGGTGAAGGGTCAGTAAAACTACCAAAAGGATTTGGTGCTCCTTTAGCGTTGTCGTTTTGAGGAAAATAAGTTAACGCTTTGTCAAAAGGAACAATCTTATCTCTTGAAATTGTTGAACCAAGGAATCCGTCAATAGACACCTTGAGTTGCTCTTTAAGTGCTTTTACATTATCTGGAGATGAATCAAAAATATCCCTAGCCATTTCATCGTAAGGAGCAATTTGTGTAGGATATACGCCTCCGTGTACTTGGTCTTGATAACCTCTTAAATGTCCATCATCAATTGTTCTAAAAAACTTTTGGTAATAATCTAAAAGAGGATTTTTAAGTTCAGTATTGGTGGAAATTTCTTTATCTCTTATTAACCTTACAGCACGCTGTACATCTGGGCTTAAAAGATAATCGCCAATTTTTAAAAGTTCTTTTTTCGTATCTTGAAGTCTTGGCAAATGCGTACCTAAATAATCCGCATCAGTAATTCTTCTGTCTGGAAGGACTGCTGGCCTTGGAAGCCCTTTTTCAGTTCCAGCATTTCTTCCTATATACTTTTCTTTAATACCTTTTGCGTATTTTTTAAGTTCTTTTAGTGTTTTGAACTTTTTTTCATCTGGAGCAGAAAGGTCTCCAATTTGTTCTGTATACGGATTTGCTGAAATACTGATAGGAGGTTCAACAGAAAAAGCGGTAGCATCTTTTGCTACATCTAAACCAAGACCACCTTGTCTTCCTTTTGTACCAAAAGTGTTAGCGTTTCTATCTCCCCAGTTATCGCCAAGAGTAGCAATTAAAAATCTTTGATTAGGAACACTAGTTTGAGCGTAACTTAGAAGAGGAACTCCCTGATTAAAAAACAAGGAGTTAGCATAATGACCTCTTCCAGCAATAAGACCTGTTTTAAGAAAATCGTCAGCGGCTGTCTGCGAAGAAAAGGCTCTGTATTTTACGGCTGGGTCTAACTGAAGAATGTCAGGACTAAAATTAAGAGCCTGTCTAGCACTTCTTACACCACCTGCGTTTTGTACATTAAAAAACAGGTTGCTTCTTCCTGTAAACTTATCTCTGAGCAGTTCTCTATCGATACTGCCTTCTCCAGAGTCAGGAACGATAATGTTAGCCATTAGATACCAAGCGGATTAAACAGGTTTCTAGCACTTCCAGCAAACTGCATTACATTGTTACCTCCCATTCCTCCGACAGAACTAGGTGTCCAAGGCTGTTGAGCAGGGTCAGTGCCAACACTGCCGTATCGATTAAAGAACGACTGGGGTTGACCATTCTGTGGGCCTATAGCCGCTTGAGTAAAGAACGGCTGATAGTTGTTGCTGTCATATCCTCCAACAACAGGCACATTATACTTAGATGTGCTTGCCGTAGACCCAGCCGCATTAGGATTGGGAGGAGGAAGAGCGGGAATTGTCATTCGTCTAGATGAACCCATAGTAGTAGTTAGTTAGAGGCTTTTTGTAAAAATTTCTTTCGTACCCAGTCAAATAGTTCTGGTGCAAGAGAACCAGAAATGGAGCATAGTACACTTTTGTAGAATGGGTCAATATCTGCGTTATACAGGGCAAAGTACACAAGAACGCCTACTATAGCCCCAGCAATGACCATCCTAGTCCATCTGATAGTGTGGTACTTCTCATCGGTCAGGATAAGCCTAGCAAGCATTCCTAGGCCACCAAGAAGGGCAAAGAGCCAGCCAGCCTTCTTGAACTCCTCTACCATACTATTGATGGACTGCTGGTCGCTCATTTGCCTTCAAGTTCCTTGTCTAAGATGTGTTCCATAGCATCAATCTCGTGGTGTGTCTCAGCCATAAAGGCAGACGCAGGATTGAAAAGCCTAAATACGCTTCGGCCTGTTGCAGGATTCTTAAGTCTTAGCATAGTGTAGCCAAGTTTGTTTCGGATAATGCTCCACTCTTCGTGGTCACCAGCAGAAGACTTATCCATTTCAATGATGTTCCATTTGCTGGCATCAGAAACAGTCTTCTCTACCTTGTCCTGCTTCTCGGTAGCAGGAGTGCTAGTAGCCTGTTCCTTGTTAGTAGCAGAATCAGAGCCAAGATTTGTAGGTTCTGGTGTAACAGTGTCCTTCTTTCTGATGTACATAGTGTGTCCATCAGGGCTGGTAGTCTTTGTGTAGTGTTCTGCAAACCTGCCAGACTCACGAGGGGTAATAGTGATTTCAGTCTTCTTCCATCTACCCTTTTCCCACTCCTTGATGTATACAGTTTCACCATACTGACCAATGCCAGCCAGTTTCTCAGCCATCTGTTCTCTGAAGAAAGGCGTACCTTTGTTCTCCATATACAGGTCTAGGATGCTCTGAGAGAACGCAGGTACTTCGTCCCATACGGCAAAAATCTTGTCCACATTCTGAACAGGAAGAACCTGTTCACCGACAGCCATAGGCTCAAACTTCTTAACGCCACCCTTAATGAGGCGGGAAGACAGAACGACTCTGTTTACATCGTCTTCAAAGAAGCGAATAGCGACTTGAGCCTGTGTAAGGTTTTCAACTGTGGCAAAAGATGTGACACCAATCTGACCAGCAAGCACACCTTCGGCTGTCTTAAAGGTCTGACCCTTGAAGTACACCTTGAAACTTTCCTTACCCTTTGAGTTCACCTCACGCTTGATGAAGTATCGTCCATCAACTGTGTCTCTCCACTGGGGCTTGTCAGGGTTGTCCCAGTCAATGCTAAGGGTTCTATCCTTGTTACGCTTTGCACCATCAATCTGAAGTTTGTCATCCAGAGCAAGCAGTTGGTCGAGGGCAAACGGCCTCTTGTTTACAAAGGTAACAGCGTCACCCTTGTATCGCTGGATTGTAGCCTCAACCGACATAGCGGTCTTAAGGATTTCATCAACACGCTTGAACTCGTCCTTGACGATGCTGTCTTCCTGTCCGTAAGCCCAGTTGGGCATAGACTCAGGGGCAAGCACGGCCTTGTCACGCTTTCTGTACCGCTCCTTCATCTCCTTTGCGGCTTGCATCTGGTTGGCACGATTCTCCAACAGCAGTCTGTTTACTCTGGAAGCCTGAAGAGCCATACGCTCCTGAGGAGGCATCTGTTCATAGGCTTTCTTGACATTCCACATACCATCAAGGGCGAACAGGGCTGTGTTATAGCCTTCATCGCTAAGATGCTGTCTCCAGATTTCGTCAAAGCCGTGCATTCTAACCAGCGTGTCAACAGGAACGAAACCAATGTTGGCTCTTGTGAGGAACGGCTGTTGGTTCTTGCTGACCATTCTCTGGATTTCCTTGGGGAGAGGAACGCCCTGAAGTTCGCCACTAAGAATTCTCTTAATAGTACCAGCAGGAATCTTGTGCTTGTCTTCAACAGACTTGATGTAGTTGTTCTCTTCAATCGAGAATTTTCTGGAGAAAAAGTCCCTTTTGTTAAAAACTTCTCCAGCCTCACCAGCAGGGATGTTTCCGTCCTTGATAAGGTACATTGCCTTTTCAACAACTTCAAGGGTGTCTAGAGCCGTGGTGACATACTTAGGATTCTCAGCGACAAGTTTCTTGTACTGCTCGTAGTTGATACCCTTAAGGTTCATAAACGCCTTCTCTCTCAGGGCTTTGTCCGTGGAGATAAGGTCAAGGGCATCGACAACGAACGACCTGATAAACCTGCTACGCTCGTCAGGGTTTCTGAACGACTCAATGATACCCTGATTCATCGCTTCCTGCATCTGCATCTGTTCGACAGGGATTCTGGCAATCTTGTCCCTAAACAGACCACCCTGAACATCACGCTTGAAGAAGACGCTAAACAAGTTGGCATCCATCGGAGACATAGGCTCGCTAGGATTACGCTCGTGGAATCTACGCTTGTTTACAGCGTAGTGGATGTAGTCCGCTAGGTAAATCTTTCGTCTTGTCGCTCTTTCCTGCTTGTTAATCTGCTTAATAACAGGTGTGTCAGTAGGTGAAATGTCCGCTCTCTGGGCAGAAATGCCAAGGGGAGATTCTTTGCCAGCCGTTGTAAGGCTAAGGTCAATCTGCCACTTAGTGCCAAAGAAGTCCCAAGACAGAGCACCAAACGAATAGAACAGGTACTGTGTACGAGGGTCGTTAGGGTGAACCTCGATTCTGGAACTTTCAAAAATCAGTTCAGGGTTCTGCATACGCATATTCCTTGCGATGTCATCGTACATTCTGAACAGTTCCTTCTCGGAAGAAGCCAACTGCTTTTGCAAAGATTTTTCTTCAGCCCTTCTCTGGCTAGTGTTCTTTCTGGCGATTCTTTCTCTTACATCTTCGCCACGCATCTGCTGAACCATCTTGCGGAACTCAGGGCTGGCGTACCTTCCAGAAGCCTTCTTAAGGATGGCTTTGTATCTGGCTTCAAGCGAAATCTTCTGTGCTCTAAGGTTAGTAATCTCCTCTTGGAGTTTACCAATGTCGTTAGGCATATCCTTTCTGTAGGTCTGGATAGGGTCTACCTCTTCATTGACCATACTTCTAGTCCTAACGGCATAAGGATTTTCCATTTCCTTAGGGGTAAGCGAAGCCTCAACTCCGTGTCTGATTCTAAGCCTGTCAGAAACAACACCAATCTTCCTGATGGTTTCGTTCAGTGCCTTTACAGTGTCTCTAAGTTGGATTCCGTCCTTGCCAACAGTGCTTGAAAGAACCGCATCCTTAATCTCAGAAATAATCTGAGTAGGCGTAGCCTCTTCGCTAGCCCATCTGCCGTGAAACTCCGCAACTTGGCTCTTGTTTTCAGGATTGTTAATCCAAGCCAGTTCGGTTGCGTCAAATTTGTCCTTACTAAGACCTCTAATCAGAGCACCAGATGTAGAGTTTTCTCCGTTAGCAGAATGTCTGCCCCACTTAAGGACATCATCCAGATGCATCTGGTCTCTGTTCTTACCGATGTACCACTGGTCAGCCGCCTCTTCAAGGCCGTCCTTAAACTCCTTGATAAGTTCTTCTGGTGTCTTGTGGTCATCAGGAAGCGGGGTGTCGAGGATGCCTTCCTTGTCGGGAAGGTATCTTCTTTCCTGCTTCTCTACTGGTTCTGTCTTGGACTTGTCCTTGCCGAAACCAGAAACCCTTTCAGGAACTCCAGCCTTAAGTTCTTTCCACTTAAGGTCAGTGTAACCAACGCTACCTTCTTCTGTTCCTCTTCTGAAGTACGAGGAGGCATCAATGTTTCTGTAGCCTCTGGCTTCCATATACCTGCTGATAAGGAACTGAATCTTGTCAACAACATCGGCAGACGCATCATCAAGTCCGTAAAGATTGTCGTTAAGTTGCTGATGCAGTCTGTCTCTGTATTCAAATTCAGCAAGTCTCTTTCTAAACTCCATACGAAGATTGGTAGCCCAATCTGCAAGAGCAACTCCCTTTGGGGGAGGAGGCATCATATACTGTGACAGTTCGGCAGGGTCACTGAAAGCAATTCTAGACTCCATACTTTCTACCATCTCAGGAGTAAACCCTTCGCTTCTTTCAAGAAGGTTATACTTTCTCATCTGTTCAGCGATGGCTAGGTACTGAGTTTCCGCTTGCTTCTGTGCTCTGCTGTAGTTGTCCAGTCTGTCCTTAAGAAGTCTGTGCATCGCCTTTCCGTCTACGGACTGCTTCTTTCCAGTACCTCTCTGTTTGTTGGCCTTGTTATAAGCCAGCATCTCGTTTGTAATAAACTTCTTCTTGGTGGCTTCAAAGCCGTGTAGTTCCTGAAGAAGGGCTTTAATCTGAGGAATAGCACCACGCTTGTCTTTCTCAGAAAGTACAATGTCGATTTTCTTAAGATTTGTTTCCTTAAGTTCCTTCAGTTTCTTGTCAAAACTAAGGTATGTTTTCTTAAGGAACGACTCAAATCCCTTGCTGGATGTAGTTCCAAGACGCATCTGAGCCAGCGTCTGCTCTCTGTGTTCAATGCTATTGAATGTAGTATCAAGAATTTCGATACCATATTTATTATCAACCTTAAATGTGAAGCCCAAGTCTAGGTAGACATCCTTCTGTAGTTTGGCGATGTCGGTTCTCATCTGAACCTTTTCGTCTACAGTCATCTGTCTAGTGGTCTCAGGCTGTCTTCCCTTCTTGGGTACAGTAACAACACCATTCTTAAGTTGACCCTTAAGGAAGGTAATTTCTTCTGCGATGCTTCTTCCAGATGGAAGTTTTCTTTCGTCAGAGATAGGCCAAGCCAAGAAGTAGTCTCCGTTTCTGTACAGTTCCCACTTAGAGGTAGACTTTGTGAGAGACTCAATTTCAGCGTCACTCTTAATAAGACCCTGACCACCAGTCTGTCTTCTGAGTTGCTGTCTGTTGTCAACCTGAGTGTCAGTTCCAACACCGCTTGCGGAAGTCCAAGGCTCACTGAACATATCCTTTTCAGTTCTTCCGCTAGCCTTGACAGCCCTTCTAAGAAGGAACTCCTTAACAGCACCTTCAACAGTCTGGAACTTGCCATTGGCAACAGACAGTTCAGGAACAAGTTTATTGACCATAGAGGTAGCCCTTCTCAGGAACAGGTCATTCTTTTCTTTAAGTTTTTCTGCACCCTCTCCGTATTCAAGAACTATTCTGTCAAGGGTTCTTCCATCTCCGTCAACAAGTTCAACAACGCTGGCGGCGTTGCCCTGAGACATAGCGTCAGCCTCAGACAGACCAGAGTCCTTAAGAGCATCGGTAAGAGTTCTACGGATTAAGTGAAAGTTAGTTCCGTCAAACCTCATAGCACTGGTGACGCTAAACTTATTAGGAATGCCAGCCTCGTTAGAACCAAGGGTAATTACACCGCCTGTTCTGCTGGTATCTAACTTAGACCACCAGACACCACGCATTCCCTTACGCTCAAGGTCATCAAGAGCCTTGATAAAGTTCTCCTTGATTGTCTTTTTTACATCGATGTAACGCTTGTTCTTACCTCCGTCATAGGTGGCGTACAGTTCTACAGACCTAGCGATGGACTCTGGAGAGCCAAGGTTATAGAAACCCTTGGAAGCCTCGTCATAAATCTTTGCTCTGACCTGCTCAAGCGTATCCATATCAAGTTCCTTGATGCTGTACGCCGCCATAATATCCATAATTCTGTCCATATTATCCTGAGTGATAATAGACTCAGCCTTTCTTTCGTGCTCTGTAAGGACAGCCATAGCCTCCGAAACTTCGGACGGAATGTCTCTTCCCGATTCAACGAGTAGGTCAAAGGCATCCTTAATCTTCTTAAGACTAGCGTTGCGTCCAAGTTTAAGTTGCTCTCCGACAAACTTTCTAGTTCTGATTACAAACTCTGTGTTGAGTTTACGCTTTGCGTGTGTGGACAGTGCAAACTTTTCAGCAAGATTAACGCCACCCATCGTCTCATCCATCAAGAAGAACAGTTCTCGCTGTCTCTGACCAATGTTGTCAATCAATCCAGTGATTCCGTTGTTCTTGGCAAGTACTCTGCTGATAAGTTCACGCTGAATAGCACCTTTATCAATGAACAAGCCTTCTGCCTTTCGTTCCTTGATGATAGCGGCAAGGTCTTTTGCGTAATTTTTATAGTTCTTGAGGGTGTGGAATTCCGCTTCGGACATTTCCATCCAATGACCAAGAGACGGAATGCCAGTTTCCATCAAAGCCTCAGGAGTGATGCCCATCTTAAGGGCGGTTTCAACGAAGGCACTGTTAGCCTTGACTTCCTGCGTAGGAACTTCCGTCGTAGCACCAAACGGCTTGTTCAGGGTTCTTCTAACCTCAGGCAATGACTCAACATAGGTAACAAAACCTTTAAGCGAGTACTCGGCAACCTGCCTAAGCACATCGTCCGTAGCGTTAGGAAACTTCTTTTTAAACTCACGCATAGCGTAAGGAATAAGAGCCTTTTCGTATGCCGCCTTGGACTCATCGTTCAAGAATCCACCGCTCTGAAGAGCCTTCTTAGCATCTTCAACAAGCATCTTGTTAAGTCTAATCAGGTCATCTACAGTTTTTGTAGTAATTCTTTTTGTGTTAGGAACAGGGTCTCCAAACTCATCAATTCTGTACTTAAGAACGCTTGCAAGGTCTGTGCTTCCAGCACGAGCCATCTGTTTTCTAAGGCTTTCTTCAATCGTTCTAGAGGGAGAGAACTGGAACTGTTCAAGTCCGTATCTGGTTCTGTTTTCGATGAACCTTTCAGGGGCAAAGATAGCGACAGCGGAGAATTCGTTACCGCTGTTCGGGTTTACAGCCCTGTACTCAACAGAGTCGATGCCAAGTTTAGCAAAAAGTTTTCTGGACTGAGGCGTAAACAGCCAAGACTCAATCGTGTCTAGGTGAGTAGAGATGATGTCCTCATCGTTTTTGAAGATGTCGTACAGTTTGTTTCCGTCAGCATCCTTGAGTTCAAGAATCTGCTTAACAACATCTCCAGCGTTTAGGCTGGTTGTTTCGTTAACACGCTTACCAATCTCAACGACCATAGACCTGATAGAGCCAGAGTTGCCTAGGTCTGAAAGGTCAAGATGTCTGCTTGTATTGATGTATCCAGTACGCATCTTGTCACGGACTGTGTATCCAGCCTCGTGACCATCGGCTGTAAAATGCAACCATCCACTAGGAGAAGTGTACATCGAACCACGAACGATGCCTTTCTTTTCCATAGCATCGACCAAATCTTCAGCAACGACATCGTAAATCTTATTTGCACCCTTCTTGACTGTGATTTCAGATGTGGGAGTTCTAAGAGGATAGACGGCAATAATTTCTCCCTCCTTGTTTCTGTATCTTGTGTTAGCGAGAATAGACCTAGCGTGGCTAGGCATAGGGTTACCTTCGTGGTCTCTGTGGGTAATGGCAGGAGAAAAGTTAGCCTGACTACGCTTGTAGGCTTCATCGTGGTCGTATCTGAACCCTTCTCCGTCCTCGATACGCATAGTGCCAATAAGGTCTACTCTGAAGTCCGTCATTGTTGTGGGCAGGGTACGCTTCTTGCCGCTCTGTCTAAGTTGCATATCCCTAGGCTCGTTGTACCAGCCTCTGCCAGTCTGCTCCATACCCTTTGTAGGATGATATCCGATGACAGCGTTGACAATGTCACGCTTAAGGGCGGCATCACGCTCACCACCCTTGCCGTTCATAAACAACTTGATGCCAGCCTGTGCTCTGCTTCCAAGGCTGTAGTTGGCTAGCATAGCCTTTACGGCTTCTCTAAGTTCTGCCCTAGTGCCAAACAGTCTTTGAACTGTCTTGTAGTTAAGGTCTCCGTCATCAACCTTGTTAAAGGCGTACTCCTCTCTTGTAAGAAGAGCATCCCAATCAAGTACTGTAGCCTTAAGGTTTGCTTCTCCGACTTCGTAGGTAATGTCTCCAGTCTTCTTTGAGACGCTCTTTTTAACTCTGCTAAAGTAAAGGTTAAGTTCGACAGGAATAAAGCGTCTAGCGGACATAAAATGTCCAAACTTTCTAGTGCCGTCTTCGTTTTCCTTGGACTCAGTAATGACAGTAGCCTTAACAATGTTGCTGATGTCCTTAAGTTGCCCAACCTTGCTTCGCTCAATGATTTGATTGAGTTCAGCAAAACGCTTAACCACATTTTCGGGTAGGTACTCTCTGAAGATTGCGAGTTCCTCGTTGCTAGCCATACCTCTGATTCTGATTCTAGGATTACCCTGCCAGACGCTTTCCCAGAATTCACCACGAGCCTTCAGACCCTTGTCGGTTTCCCACGCACCAGTGCCTTCAGTGGCTGGCATTTCAACCCTCTTGGGTTCTTTTCCCTTCTTGACACCACCCATAGCCCTGAGTCCTTCTCTGGTAACGCCAGCACCCTGTTTGCTCTTAGGAAGTTTTCTCCAAAAATCTTTTTTCTGTTCAGCAGGGATAGCCTGAGCAACAGTCTTTTTTGGCTTTTTGCTTGGGTCTTTCTGACCAGAGAAAGATGCAAGCGTAACGCCATTGTCGTTAATAATTTCAAGCGTAGTGCCTCTGTTAGACCTGTCTACCTGAGAAAGTCTTTCCGCAATGTTCTGAAGTCCAGAGGCAATAGTTCCCTTGACGCTGTCAGGGTTTACCCTTGCTTCAGCCTTACCAATGTCTTCTGGCGGGATAAGGTGCTCAAGTTGATTGTTAAGAAGAGAGAAAGTGTCTCTGTACTTTTCCTTGTTAACAGCCCAACCAGAGTACATCTCCTTGTTAATCTCCTTAACATAATGCTTCATCAGTTTCTCAAGCATCGGAACTCTGATTCTCTGCTTGGTGTTCTGGTCGATAAGGAAAGCGTCAGGATTTGCACCTTTAATCAACTGAACGCCAGCCTCGGACAGGTCTACACGCAGAATGTCCCTGTACATATCCTTGCCCCATTCAATGGCGTTACGAATAATACCAAGGTCACCACCCTTAACAAGGTAGTCTAGCGGCTTATCTTCGATAAATCTGTTCCAGTAAGACGCAAGAAACTCTTCAAAGAATCCTCTGAAGTTCGTGGGGTTTTCACCAGCCTTGAACCTTTCAATGGCTTCGTTGAACTGAGCAAGGTTTCTTTCCATTGCCTGTGGAGTGTGTCCCTGTGTCTCAGCATCCAGCCTGAAATACTGGTCTCTAAACTGTTCAAGAATTCTGACAGACTGTTCTCTTGGCATCTTAAGCAATGCACCCTTAGCGTCTTCAGTTCCGATAAGGTTATCAACTGTATGCTTAACAAAAGCCTTCTTATAACGCTTCTCAAGCATCAGTCCGTGGAAGAGTTCCTCAGAAACGGCAGACTTAACAGCCCTGTCTGCATTAACAAGAATCACATTGTCTCCGTTAATCTTTGAAAAGGTTACACCGCCAAACTCGGAGTCTTCAAGCATTTGCTTTTGGTAAGCATCCCACTCGTCAGACGAAGACATTTCCTTAATTCTTTCCTCGGTAAGGACGAGCATCTTTTCGTCACGCAGAATTCGTTCAGTTGCACCCAACTGAGCCATAAGACTGTATCTTGCTTCTTCTCCACCTTCTTGAACAACTCTGTCCATAAGGTGGTAAACGCCTTCTTGCTTGTAAAAATCATAGTGCTCTGAAGCCCACAGGAAGTTCTTAAGAACTGTTCTGTACTTATCTGCACCTTGAACAGCGTTAGCAAAAGCACCAACCTGATGGAAGGCAGAGCCAAGAACAAGGCCAGTGCCAAATCCGTGGTACATACCTTCTTCACCGCCAAACGCCAAACCAAACGCACCACCATACATACCAGAGTGAATAGATGTCTTTGCAGTCTGACCCATCCATTCAGTCATAGGGCTTACGCTCTTGGAGTAGAAGTTGGCAACACTGCCAATCTTTCCTTCCGTAGTCTGAGCCACACGCTCAGAAAGAGTAAGTCCACCAGTAGCAAGACTGGTATCAAAAGCGTTCTTACCAATGGCCTCTCCTATTCTAGAAACGCCTTCAACAACCTTAGACACACCAAACACCGCTGTGGTAGTACCCCATAGCGGAATCTTTGCGATTCTAATGCCAAGGGAATTTTCGGCATTTCTTACAATAGCATCCTGAGCCTGAAGAGTTCCTGTTCCGTTGATGTAGTGGTCGTGGCTTGTGACTTCCTTTGCAACGCCAACAATGTTGTTGTCAATGGTCTGTACTGCGTTGGCAATACCAGACGAAAAGTCCGCAAGTTTTCCAAAGCCAGTAGCGGCCTTTTTAGCGGCATACGCACCAGCCTTGCTAAGTTGCGTACCAAGTCTTGTAGCCATAGCCGCACCTCTCATCGACTTAACGATGGCGGCTTCAATGCCAAGTTGTGGCATAGCCCAAGAAGGGTCGGCAACATAAGAGATGCCTTGGACAACCGCAGGATTAGTAAGGTCAATTTCCGTGTCACCAATCTTTACCTTTGGGTCAACCAAGATGCCCTCAACTCTGTCCTTTTCAATCAACTTGTTCAGTTCGATTGTCTTCTTAAGATTTTCGTAGTAGTCCTCATCGCTGGCGTGATTGCCGTAAAGCATCTTGCTCAAGAACGAATGCTCATCGTACTTGGCTTGTTCGTACATATAGAACCAGTTCTTAGTTCCAAGAGCCGCACCTTCCACGACAGAACCAACAACCTTAGGAACTCTAAGCGTTAGGGCATCTCCAACAATACCTTTTGAAGCGTCATAAAGGTCAGAAGTTGTCTGAGAAATAGCCTCACCAGCGGAATGGATAAAAGAAGCCTCCTTCTTTTCCATATGCTTTCTGTAAGCAATGGCTTCCTTGAAGGTAGGCACATATCCGTGAATCTGATACCTCTGCATCATATATGCCACCTGCTCTCCAAGGATATCCTCGGGCAAGTCTTCAAACTTAACAGGAGAAGTAACACTGTTGATGGTGTTATCTGGATTCTCCAGAGCCTTGTTTTCTGGAATTACCAAGCCCTGTTCTTTAGCGGCTTTGTTTAGTTCACCAATGTTTGAGTATACGATGTCAGACATTATTTTTTCTTAGATTCTTGAGAGGGAAGGGTAACACCAGTCAAAGAAGCAATCCTATCAAGCACGGCTTGTTTTTGCTCTTTTGTCATAGGGGTAGTTTCTGGAATACCCTTACCTGCTGGTGCATTAACAAAGAAGCCTTTTGACTCGGCTTCAATCCTAATCCCATCAAGCACAAGACTTCTTGCAAGTTCAAGAACCTGCTTAGACACATCCTTATTTCTCCAACCTTGGAACGAAGGCTCGGACATAAGGTCGGCAAGACGCTGGGCATCTTTTTCAGTTTCTGTTCCTGGAGCAATAAAGTACTTTCGGAAAGTTTCAAGGCCACGCTGATTAGCGGTGTATTCCTTATTCCACTTACCACCAGTCCAAGCACCAACAACAATGTCGATAAAGTTGCCCTCATCCCACATTTCCATCATTCGGTCAACAAAGACATCGGCCTTGTTAAGGTCTTTCTTCAATTGAGCAATTGTCTCTTCAGTCCTACCAAAGTCAGTTGCTCTTGCATCGTTGATAGGATTCTTGGGGTCTCTTGTAAGGAAGCCAATTGTGTAACCAGTATCCGTTGTCTGGCCTCCCTTGACGGAAACCTTTCCGTTGGCATCCTTGACCACAACAGCGGCATAATCCTGAAGGAATCTGTTATGGATGTTTCTCTTTGATTCCCACTCTGTCTTGGGAAGAGAAGACGGAACTCCCAGTTCGGCAAACTGAGACATACTCATAAACTCACCCTTAGGACTGACAAAGCCCTGAACGCCATTAGGCATAGTGACAGGCATATAGCCGCCATAAAGATTAACAGCCTTGTAAACATCTCTGTTATCAAGTGTAAACGGCTTACCTGCCTTGGCAAAAGATGCTCTTACAGAGTCAATCTTAGCATCCCAGACCGCTTGTTCGCTCAACTGGTATGTTTCAGATTTCTGAACGCTGTCGTTGTAAGGGTTGGTGTAAAGAATTTTAACCTTGCTTACAGGAGATGCAACAGGAACAGCACCATACTTCTTGGCAAGAGCGGCCTGAATGGTAGGAGAGTCAAACCACTTCTTGGCAGTAGCGTACTGCTCTGCTGGGTTAACTCTGTTTTGAGTGTCTTTGTTTGTGCCTCCAGTAACAGTGTTGCCCTTAAAATCAGCATCAATTAGAGCCTTCTTGTCAGGATACATTCTGATAAGTTCATTATAAACAGAATCAATGAACTTGTTGTTAAGGGTAGACTTTGTGTCAGCCGCTCTATCGGCAACAACAAAGCCGTTGTCTCCAGTCATCTTTCTGGCAATCTGATTGTTAACTGGAACGGCATCAGCAACCGCAGGAGCAATAGCGTCAAGAACGCCATCTCCGTCAATGTCTTCAAGTTTAAGGCTAGGGTCGATTTGCTTGATGGCTTCAGCAAGGTCAAAACTGTCCATCATTTGACCATCAATTTCGTACTGACCATACACCTTCGGAACTTGTTCTTCGTAGGTAAGGGTCTTCGACTGAGGAACAACAGCGGCCTTTACTTCATCCAATGCAGATGCCGCATCTTCCGCTCTCTGCAAGCCCTTGACCTGAAGTTTCCTGCCCTCAAGTTCCAGCATAAACGCCTTGGCCTTTTCAGGGCCAACCTGCTGTTCATACTGGAGCATCAGTCTTTTAAGACCTAGGTCAATTTGTGTAAGTTCGTCCTGCGTAGCCGCAGTAGCCTTGGCTCTTTCAAGATTAAAAACAGCGGCCTGAATGTTTACTTCTGTGGCTTTGGATTCTACCTCAAACCTTTTAAGTTGAAGTTTGTGACCTTCTTCCTGCAACGCCAGTCCTCTTTCTTGGATACCTCTGCTAAACTTAACTTCTTCTTCCTTCTCGTATTTGCCTTGCAACGCTAGGAAGGATTCAAGTTCAAGACCGCTAACACCAGACATACCAGCAACCCAGTCTCCGTCACCTTCAGATTCAGCCTTCTTATACAACTGCTTGATGTGAGCAGGTGCAGTTTCAGAAAGCACAGGAGGATTAGGTCTATCCTGTGCATCTGTAAGTTCTTCTGGGGCTTCAAGGAACTTGCCTACAATGCCAGCGGCAAACATACTGTTCTTTACACGCTCTTGATTTCTTTCTCCGTACTTGGCAATAGCGTTGCCAATGTCCTTACCAAAGCCAGCGATAGACTCAAACCTCTGCCTCGCCATTTCGGTAGTGGCGGGTAGAATGTTTGTCTGGGGAACTTGTTCTCCAGTATACTTAGAAAAAGGGCTAGCCATAAATTAGTTACCTCCTCTGGCTTTAGCGTTATTAAGACCAGCCTCCGCAAAGAAGCCTACGCCTCCAGTAGCCATACCGCCAACAATAGAACCAGCCGCACTAAGAAGACCGCTAGTCATAGAAGCCTTGTTCTGAGCAGTAGCAGTTCTAGCCTGAAGTTCTCCATTGTAGTTGTTGGCGTAAATGTTAGCCGCATACTGCGACTCAGGCTGAAGATAAGTCGGGCCAAGTCCCTGATTATACTGTGTAGCCAGACCAGCAAGACCCATCGGAGACAACGCACCAAGTCCAGAAGAAACAAGCGGAGCACCATACTGGTTATAAGCCGCACCAGACATAGTGACATCGTTACCAAGAACCTGATTAGCAAAGGTTCTAGCCTGAGCCTGACGCTGAAGTCCTAGGTTATAACCAGAAAGCGTTTCCATACCAAGACCCTGAGCACTGTTAGTAAGACCTCTGGCAGTAGCACCAGCCCTGCCCATCTGTGCGGCAAGGCGTTCCATTTCAGGAGTAAGACCCATACCAGCATTAAGGTCTCCAAGAGCCTGTGTTCTCATTAGGTTCTGAAGTTCAGCACCACCGCCAAGACCAAGGTCGTAGGTGTTTCTGGAGCGTTCGGCAATCGGGGCAAGAGAGTCTGCAAACTGAGCACCATAATCTCTAAGAAGATTAGCAGAATCTCCCATAACAGAGCGATAGAAGGTCTTAAGGTTATTAGCCTGACCCATCATCTGCTCGTACTGCATCTGTTGCCACTGCGGTACGAGTCTTCGTTCGGCCTCCATCATCTGGGGGGCGAGGTCAATCTGAGCACGGATAGTGTCAGACATTTCTTTGTAGTAATCCCTAGGGGGCGGTGCTTGAACTTTAGATGAACCCATTATTTTGTAAGTGTGATAAGTAGTTTTTTGTTAAATTTGACAATTTTGTCTCCCCGCTGGGCGTAAATCTGACTTTCATCAGATTCAATTGTGGGATAAATGTTTAGCAATCTTTTTACAAGCATTTTTCTACTTTCTTCGTCCTCTGTCAATGCGTCCATAATGAAGTAGTCGGTCTGACCACCAACATACAGTTGCATACATTCTATAACTCTAGCCATATCGGGTGTTTTCTTATGCTTCCCAATAGGAAACATAGTAATAACGCCTTTTATTTTTCCGTCTTTAATGTATTTATGAAGAAAAGCCCTGCTGTTAAGGTACGACAGCCACTCAGCCAAAAAGTCTATGTCAAAGGTAGGCCGTTTTGTGGCCTTTTTCTCCTTTTCAATAAACTCTAGTAGTTCGTTCAAGCAGTCTTAAACTTTTGGATAATCATATTGCTTGTGCCGCTTGTACCACCAAGGGTAGCGACACCAGTAAAGCCAGCAGGGATAGGAATACTAAAGGCTTGTTCCGATGTAACCTGAACGGCAATACCATCGTTAGTCCAAACCTCGCCAGCAGGGATAATAACCTTAAGCGAATAATGAGTAAGATGCCAACTGGTGTACCAAGTGGTAGCAGGAGGGTTAATGGCCTGTGTCATTTGACCAATAACAGCGTTGTTGCTTGTTCTAAGCAGTCTGATTCTTCCGATATACGGAGACCAGAAGGCAACCTGACATTGAAGGTCAATAACCCACAGGTCTTCCGTAGGCTTGCTAAGATTTGTAAGAGAAGCCCAAGTCTTCCAAGTGCCGACTTCTGCGTTGGCAATACCAGAGGTAGGAAGAAGTAGTTCGTCAATGCCATACAGGCCGTAAACAGGAGCACCATTGTATCTGACAGTGCCAGTAAAGTTTGCATTACCAGTGCTATTAAGGTCACCCTTAAGAGTAGCATTTCCCTCAACAGCAATACCACCATCGACAAAGATATTTCTTTCGACTCTTACATTTGTGGTAAAGTTTGCATTAGGCTGACGAGTATAAGAAAGCGTACCAGATGTAGCAGTACCAGCCTCTCTAAGGTTAAACCTAAATGTACTAGCATCAACAACCTCAATTTCCTGCAAACCAGTAAGTCCAGCAGTGGTAGTAGTAACGCTAAGAACCATACCAGTTGTCAGGCCGTGCGTAGCAGACACGCAGGTAACAACAGTACCTGTGCTAGTAAAAGTGACATTAGGAACGGCAGTTCCAGTAGAACCAATAACTCTAATGTCTTGGTCAGACTTAGAATTGAGAGTTTCTGCTGTGACTGATGTGTTAGTCGAAGGAAGATTAGAACCAAGAAGATTTGTAATCGTAAGTTTACGCAACTGGCTACCAACAGTACCTGTAGCGGCAGAAATGTCTCTTACAAGAATTTCATCAGCACCAACAAGTTGACCGCTTGTCATCAGCGTCTGGTCTTGAATCGCACCATTGTCAAGTTTACCTTGGTCAACAAGGTTGTTAAGATTGGTCGAAGTGACCTGATTGTTGGGGGCGTATGTTACCCCTTTGCTAAGTTGTGGCATAAATTATTTCTCGCTTTTGTTAGTTTTAGTCTGCATTGTTGCGTTAATTGTCAACGAACGAATATTAGGTCTAAAGAAAGACATCAAATACCGCATCTGTAGGCCAGTGCCAGTCTTCCTAATAGGACTACGCCTAGAGAAATCCTCATTAGACGGAGCGTAAAAGTCATCTAACTGTGTTGATGTATCAGGATTTGTTACAACAGCAATAGTCTTAACATTAGCACCAGCCTGACATTCCATTTCAGTCTCAACAGTGCTATACCGCTTGTCAAAGTTGTTGTTAAAAGTGTACCTACGAGTAAGGATTTCAGCCTGAATTGGTGTCTTAACAAAGCCTGTTTCTTGCAGGTAAACTCTAAAATCTGGCTGACCTGCGGCAGGTACAGTTTCAACAAGCGTAAACGGAAGCCTAGGTAGACCCTGTTCACCGCTGTATTCGTCTCCGTTTTCAAGTTCTTCCAGAAGGAAGATGCCTTCATTGTTATCTACGGCAAACAGTCTACGCTGGTTACCCTTCTTAGCCACGCAGAACTTGATAATGCTGAATCCAGCAGGGTAAGTATCAACGGATTCCCAGTTCTTAAGGATAAAGTTGTATACAAGAACTGTGTTGTTAACTTCAGATGTACCAGTAGGAACGGCAAGATAGTATCTGTTATTCCAATACACAGCCGTAGCCTTGTAAGCAAAAGCCTGATTAATAGTTTGGATTACATCGTCAATCGGAGCAGACAGAGGGTCGGCAACAGTAAGAAGTCTGACAGCATCATTAGAGCCTACGGACTGAGGATTAAGCAGGTAGATACCATTGTCAGATAGGAAGATAATTCCTCCGTTAGCCTGAACAACGGACTCCTTAGCAGAGCAACCAATGTCTGTAACAAGCGTTTTGATGAACGAGTTGTTATCAAGAGCATCACCTGTTGCGTATCTTCCAAACCCAATGTTCACATAGAAGATACTGTTCCGCATAAACACCAAGAACTCGTTTAGAGTCCAAGGTGAAACGGCAATAGTTTCGTCATTAGAACCTTCGTTAAAAGTAAAAGCGTCAAGGCTATCCCAGTGGTTATAGTCAAGATAGTTGCTTACGCACACAGTCTGTCTTGCATCAAACACTTGCTGGTGGTGACCACCCATAGCAATTAGTCTATTACAGTAGTAAAGAAGACCCTTAGCAGACGGAAACTCGTGACCAAGATGTTGGGTAGGAAACGCTTCAATTATATTGTTACCCAAGTCCCACTTTATAGGTCTGAGAGAAAATCCTCTAGTAACAAAGATAGTATCAACGGCATAAACGACATCCACTCCTTCTGAAGAAGATAGAGCAATGCCTGTAGGGTACTGCGTGTCATTGTACGAATTTGTGGTAGGGTTATAGACACGGAATCTATCACCCATTACAAGGACAATACGCTCTTGGCCTGTAGTATCGTAGTACACGCCAACGCCATAAATAGGGTCATCAGCGTCCGTATCCTTCTTACGCTGTAGACCCTTTCTGACGGATACAATACCTCTATCCAGTCTTACATTCTGAGCCTTAGTAAGGATGCCTTGAGGCAAAGCACTAGCGTTGTCTCGGCTGTTTAAACCGATGAACGCTAGGTCTCCGTCCTTGACAGGCTCAAAAGGCATTAATTCTTAAAGATAGAGTAGTAGACCGCTCTAATTTTTTCAGCGTAGCGAGCACCAACATAGATGCCAGCAAGCGTAAAAGTGATGTGAGTGAATAGTGTAATCATAGGGTTAAGGGGTTAAATCGTCTTCAATAGCAGAATACCAATTATTAAACTGTGTAAAGCGTATTTGTATTCTCCATCCGTCAATTCCAGTTACTTCGTATAAAAGTTCGTTATCACTTCTTGCCCAACCAGCAGTATAAGTTTCAGGCCAATTTGTTACATATGTATTTGAAGATGAATAAACAAACTGACCTCCAGCATACGCAAGTTGACCAGCCTGTGGGTTGTTCGGATGACTCCAGTAAATAGGGTCTACAGTAATGTAACTAGGCTGATAATTAACAGACCATCCGCTGGGAGGAAATCCACACTCTCCGTAATTAGGCTGACCAACAGTAAGAGTGTAACCACAATTTCCGTCTGTAAAAGCCTGTGCAGGAGCACCTACCTCCCAACTAGTACCGCTTGCATCTACCGCAGTTACATTAGAACAAGTACTAAACAAAAACTGCCCAGCGGCAGGACAGTTATTCTTGCTAGCAATTACTCCAGTTGTGCTTATTAATTTCAAACAAGGTTACCAGATAGGTAGTAAGCATTTGTGTCCATCTTAACTACAGTACACATAGAATACTGTCCGTTAAGAATAAACTTATTTCCTTGGGAGAAAAGCGTAGCACCGCTTCCAGCAGAAAATGTTCTTGTATGTGTAGTGTTGTTCACAAAAATCCACTGAGCACCAACAGGAATAGAGTTGTTAGCCTGAAACACAATAGTTGAGTTACCACTCCAAACAAGGCGAATCATCACATTGTAAGGACTGCCAGTCGTAATAGACGCAACCAGCAGATTCCAATCTCCAGTGCTAGGAACAGAATTTCTTACAAACTCAGTAGTAGCAACCTTTGTGCTACTGTCCGTAGCAACCTGAGTAGGGAAAATGTTAGTACCAGTAAAGGTATTATAAGCATTAGAAGATGGAATGTTATAAGAAATTCCATTAGCCCTAAAGCATAGTTTAGGGGTAGCCGCATTAGAAATCCAAACATCTCCGTTTGCTACTGACGCTGGACTTGTATTTGCAGAACCAAGGTTAAGCGGAGGCGTATCTAGGTCTGAAGGGGTAGAAGTTACCTTACCAGTAAAAGTAGCACCAGTAAGATTGGCCTTAAGATTGAGGTCATTAATGACCGCAAACCGATTGGTCGCATTGGGAGACGGAGCAGTATTTAGAGCATCAATGATGCCCTGCGTAACCTCCGTGCCAATCTCAACTACATTGGCTGGAATCCCTGTTTCGATGTCTGCTCCCATTAGACAGAGCCGTAGGCGATATGAACAGGAGTACCAACAGCGGTAGCAACTACACGGACAGTGCCAGCGTAGTTGTCGAGCGAGAACGAGCCAAGCGGGGCGAGCAGGATGCCATCAGTACCAGTAGAGTTAAAGATGACCTTGATGTTAGCCGTAGAAGACTGGTTCTGGATAATCACAATGACTCTACGCTCAGGGAGCGTGGGAGGCGTAAGAACCTCAACAGCAGTAAGGCCAACAGTAGCGTTGGCGTGAACCATCCGTCTAAGAGTCGGAGTGGAGAAAGAATTATAGGATGCGGACATTAGGATTTGTAGGGGTTAAAGAATTTAATTTTGCCGTTTTGGTTCTGCTGTTTTAGAATCTTATCGAGTTCAATTTGAATCATTGACTGAGCCTTGCCGTCAAGTCCAGCCGCTTCTTGCAGTTGGCCTTCGGAAACCAACCAGTTAGCGGCGGCTCCCCACGCACAATAGTTGCCAAAGATGTAAGGAATTGCAATCCTAGTCCAAGAAGAGGTAGTCGGAAGATTGCCAGCCGTAGCAGAAGTAGTGTTTAAATAATAAAAATTACCGATATGCGGTCTGCCAGCCATAGGGGTGTATGTTGCAGAGGCAGAGCCAGCGTCATAATACGCCTGTGCGTTCTGGTAATAAGGGATGCTAGCGTCCCATAGGTCACCAAGTAGGGGACGGAAAGCAGTTCTGTAGTAGTACCAGCCAGTGGCGTGAGCATTGCTATCAAGAACAATTCTAGTCGCTGAACCTGTGTCATAAAGTTGATAATTTAACTCAACAGCCCTAGATGTTGTTTGAGGGTTCTTGTTATAAACTCCAAGCACATCTACATTTGTAAGCGGTGTAAAATATGCTACCTGCGTTACAGGGTCAATGGTTGTGGTGAACTCCGCAAGTCTGCAAAGGTCAGGCCACTCCTCCATCTCCCAGACTTCACGCATTCTAGCCGAGATGAAGTCTCTAAATTGAGCGAATGTTTCGCTGTTAATGTTATGCCTGTCGTTGCCAGAATACTGCAACGCATTGAACATAATTTCTGAAAAATCAATAGTTCTCATTATGTGAGAAATCCGTCAGCGGTAAAGACCGCACCTTGAACAACTGTCTTTTTACAATAATTGCGGACAGCGAGTTCGGGATTGTCACGAAGGTACTCACGCATAAATTGCTTGTCCTTCCAACATTCGTAACCGAGTCGCTGTCCCCAATAGTGATAAGCGTCAGCAGGGATTTCGGCAATCTTTCGTCCGAGGCCAGCAATGTCGTTTGCCTCGTGAGTATGACCGAAATGTGCAATCTGCTTTGCTTCAGCCCTAGCGTATGCTTCCTTCTTCCTCCAGCCGTGGATGAGTTCCAACTCCATCTGTTTGTGCAGATGGGGCGGGATAATCTCAACCAGCGACTGGACGAAGTCGTTAGCCACTATTAGGCGGTGAAGTCGAACTTAGCGAGACCGAGCGGGTTCTTGACGATGCAAGTAGCGACAGCCTCAACGAGTCGGGCAGGGCCACCACCATTGTCGGTGAGTTCCTTGACCTGAGCGATGTTGCCACCATAACCAACGCCAACCAAGTCCATATTCAGCAGGTAACCGCAGAAGTTGTTCTTGAGGAAGAGCGAGGTATGCAGACGGATAGAACCGAAGTCACCTTCAAACACATCGATGCTCGACTTGTAGGAGGTCTGACCCTGCTCTCTGTTAAGAGTGCGAATCTGGCTCGCAGTGTTGTCATCGAGGTTCTGGCGGGTCGTGTAAGTCAGGGCTGTGAAAGCCTGCTTCAGTTTGTAGCCAACAAGACCATCGAAGGACTGAGTTCTGCCAGTCTGGTTGTAAACAGAAGCCAGAATGTTCTGACAGGTGTTTTCGTCAAGGGCGGCAGTGCCGACAGTCGAGATGGAGTCCGTAGGAGTACGGAAGTTAGACGGAACAGCGAGGTAGGTATCGCCAGTGAAGTCGTTCTTAATCCACGAGTCGAGACCACGAGTAGCGTAGCCCTGAGCAACGCCATTGTCAGCCTTAGGCAGGTTAGCGGAGCAAAGGGTCTTCTCCATCTTACGCTTAAGGATTTCAGTGGCCTTGGACACATTGTTCGACAGTTCAGACTTAACGCCAGCAACGACAGCGATGTCGGTGGTCAGCGGAGAAACACGAGTGGCTTCTCTGAAAATCTGAATGTGGTTGGACAGTTCGTAGCGGTACTGGACTTCCTGAGGAGTACCGACATTGTCACGAACGAAGTTCTTGATAGAAGAGCCGTTCGGGTCAACATCCGTACCATCAACGATACCAGCCTGTTCAGCGGAGACCGAGGGGAGAGAGTCAACCTGCCAGCGGAACAGAGTGTTGCCAGGTTTAGCAACCTTCGGAGCCATCGAGGTGAAGGGGGTGCTCTTCGCATCAATCATCGAGATGAGGTCAGCGAGGGCTTCCCGCTTACCAGAGTTAATATTTCTTTCTGTGAGACTTGCCATAGTATTTTATATTAGGGGTTACAGGTAATCCTCCATAAGTTTTGAGAGGTCATCGGTCTTGCCAGATTTGGCAAACCTAGCGTATGCTTCCTGTCTGTGGATATCCTGCTTTTTTGCAGTAGGGGCTACGCTATTAGAACGAGGCTGGATGGGTGCTTTCTGAACCTGCGAGTGACCTCTTGCAGATTCTCTTGCTCTGACTCCCCGAAGGTAGTCACCAATAACCATCTTGTAGTCAGGAAACTTCTTGATGTGCGGGAAAGCGTTCAGGAACTGTTCAGCAATCTGACGCTCCTTACTGGTCTTATCCTTCCACCACGGATATTCCTTACCTACGAGGTTTTCAATTCCGTCTCTGGCCTGAACATACTGGTATCGCTGGGGTAGGGTAGTTTCAATCGCCTTCATAGCGTTGATTTTAATCTGTCTAACCTGAGCGGGGTCGTAGTGCGTTTCATTGCCTTCTTCATCGGTAGCGGTATAACCATCAGCGTTCGCTTCAGCCCAATCACGAACAGACCTTGCTTGGGCAATCTCTGCCTCGATTTCTGCAATGCTGTTCAAATCGGAATGGGGAACATCTGGAAGTAGTACTTCGCTTCTCTGAGAATTCGTGTTCTGCTTAAGGTCATCGACTTCCTTTCTCAACTTAGCGATTTCGTCTTCTGCTTCTTTTCGCTTGGCTGTCAGTTTATCGATTCTCTTCTGCACTCCACGAGAGACATCACTGTCATCATCCTCGGACTGTGAATGAACTTCGTTGCCATCATTGTCGGTGTCAGTGTTCGTTTCCGACTCACTGTCCGTATGTTGGGCTTCAGGCTGATTACTATCGTATTCGCCACCTTCCGTCTGTCCGCTAGGCTCTTCGTCGAACAGAATATTGTTTAGTCTACTGTTTAGTTCAGCCTGACTAGGATAGTTGCCATCCATTTGAGAACTGTTATTGCTGGCTTCGTTCTCTGCTCCAGTTTGATTATTGTCTTCCATTAGATTAGGTCTAAAGTGCCTTTTGTAGGTCAGGGTTTTGACAGACTCCCAGAAACTGTTGTCCTTTTATTTGACACTCTTTTTACAAGTGTCAAGCGAAAGTAAAATTATTCTGGCGTTAGGCCAGCCTGTACTCTGGCCTTCTTTCTTTCTTCAAGAAGCAACGCCTTAAAGTCGGTCATAGAATTGGCTCTTCCGCACTGATGAATGCGTGTTTCGCCAGAAATGTCAGGAGCAATAGCCCTTTGCGTTTCAGCCTGAATGTTCAGGTCGATAATGTACATAATGTGTTCCCACACTGCGTTTGTTTCAGAAAACGCAAAAGTACTAATGTTATAATCAGTATCCTTCATTAGACTGTTGCTGGGGTTCAGGCATACCTTCCTGTTGAATCTTATCTGAAACAGGGCTTACGCCAACTCTGCCGATTTGCTTGTTCTGCTGTTGCATAACAGACATCTGAAGGTTTTTAATGTAATTCTGCAACAGGGCTTGGAACATCGGGTCGGCCTGTTGAGCCTGTTGAGCCTTCATATTCTTTTGCATAATCTGTTGCAAATACATCATCTTGGTTTCCGCTGTCGGGTCATTCTCGACATAGGTAGGCTCGTTACCAAGCATCATCATACCAAGTTTAGTTTGGACATCCTCGTAAAGACGCTGAGACGCAGACTGAGGATTAAGAATGATTTCCTTGGCAGTGTCAGGGCTGATGGCCTCAACAGCCTTTTGCACCAACTTAGCCTTGTCAATGATACCACCGCTATCCATCGGAAGCACAAACTGAGCGATAGCCTGAAGTTTTTCAAGGACTAGGTCGCTGTACAGATTTCTGACATCAAACTTAACTTCAAAATCAAACTGGTTAGTAATGTCATCTAGGTTCTTAGGAAGGGAGATGCCAGTGACTCGTTCAATTTCAACGATATCCATATACTGGATGCTCAGTTGGAGCATCTGCGTATAGACTTCAGACCAAGCGGTAAGCCAGTTGTCCACGGAATTCTGCTGGAGCATTTGTGCAAGTGCTGGAGGAGTTTCTTCTCTGGTAAGACCAAAGTAACCAGCCGCATTCTTTTCAACCTGTTGAGTAACAAACTCAGCAATTGTAGGAGTACCCTTGGGCGGCTCCATCCACTTGTAATCGTTGACATCAGAAACAGGGAGTAGCATCGCAGGGCCAATACGGCCTGTACCACCTACACGCCTCTTATACATCAATGGCGGCACAGTCTCAAAGGCCGTTCGGTCTCTCATCGAGTCGTGTTGAGCCTTAAGTTCTGCTTGGTCAGTTGATAGGATGTCGGTGATGCCTCGGCTTTCGTAGATGGCCTTGCGGATGTACTCCCTGCGAAGAACAACAAATGGGTATTTGCCGTGAGCATAACCCAGTTTGCCGTGCTTCAAATATGTGTTAGAAGAAGCGTTAGGGCAGAACACAGTATAGTATGTGCAAGGATTGCCCTGTTCGTTCAACTGCTTGTAATAAGCGTACACAACCTCGATAAGGTTGTTTGTTCTAAGTCTATAGTCTTGGTTAAGTTTGTTTGTCGGGACAATGTTAGGGTCTCTGTACCAAGTAAACATACCCTTTGTCTTGACCGCTTCTTCAACGCCACCTTCCATCCATTCATCCGTGTTAATCATAGCACGGACTTCCAGTTCGGTCATAAAGACCTTGCGGAAAACAACACGAGCCTTCTGAAGGTCGATAGTTTCTGGGGGGAAAGAAATCTCGTCATACGGCTTAAGCGTGGTGACAGTCGGAAGATTCTTCATCAGAACTTCTTCGTAAAGCGTAGTGTAGCCCTGACCTCTAAGTTCTCTAACGGCCTTTTTGATAAAATTTTCAGTTTTATCGGGCATCAATCCCATAATCAAAGAAACAGCGATGTCTTCCATTTCTTTGTCCGCAATGTAGTTCGGAAGAGCCAAAAGCGGAGATTCAGGATTTCCCTGAGCAAGTTCGTTAACAGTCTGGATAAGGTCAGAAATCGTGAACTTTTTCTCACGAGTACCCATTTCCTGCTCCCAGCCGATGTGCATTACAGCCCAACCAAACTGATTAGCATACTGACCCCAAAGTTCGGCTTCCTTTCGCATCTCCTGCTTCATTCTTCCTGAAGCCACATATTCAAGAAGCGTAGACATCGCACCAGCGTGAACTCCGTCTTCAATGGTTCTTCCAGACACGCCAAGTTTAGCGGCCTTAAGAGCGTTCATCCAAAGAGCGGTCTGCTCGTTGATGATTCTATCAATCAATCTAATTCTAGCATCAGACGCACCTTCAAACGGAAGAGCAGGGTCATCTTCGTCCCTGTTAGAAGAAAACTTCTTGCCATCGGGGGTCTGTCCGTTCCAACGGCAAAATCTCAGGTCATCGTTATCGTTCAGTTCTGTGGTATTAGCACCAAACAGATAAGAGCGGTTAAGTTCGTGGACAAGTTCCTGAATGTTAGGCGTGTCAGAGCCGTAAAGCAGTTTGTCCTGAGATTGGTCTGAAGTGTAATTATCCATTAATACGAGAAAGGCTTGTTAAGGGGTTGGTTTTTAACATCTAGAAAGTCAGGGGACATTACAACCAAATAACGCAAACAATCAATGGGGTCTTTGGTTGCCCCTTTGTCTCCATCAGCATTTGTCCATTCTTTAAGCGAGTAAATCAAGTTTTGGCACTTGTCGCTGACATAAAGTTTAGGCTGGTTGAGCGGAGATAGCGGTTGATTAATGTCATATGCCAACAGGTCATTAATCATTGCAACGCCTTGCTCGATTGCAACACCAGCGGCAGGTGCAAAATACATCGGGTCTTCACCCGAATCAAGCAGTTCAATAACCGATGTCCCGCCATCCTTACCTACTGCCTGTGTTGCACCAGCCCGAGGGTCGATATAGCGTTCTAGTATCTCCTCGTTGCCCTCTAAAGTCTTAATGAGTTTCTTAATATCATCAATACCCATACCAGCACCATTGCGTTGAGCCATACCTTCCTTGCCGTCTGGCTTTTCTGAAGGCAACGCCCAATCCCCATACGAAATGTCTGGGAATTCACGATAAACATAAATATTACCTTCCTTGTCAACCCTAGCCCAAATCATAAACCAGTTTCTAGCCCCAGCAGGGTCAGTCACCATATAATTTGTACCCTCTTCTGGAATCATATCGTGTTTAACAATATGGTTATCTCCAAACCTTGGGAATTGGTTACCTACTGTATTGTCAGCCCATCCGTAAGCACGGATTTTCTTCTCGTAGATATTCTTTCCGTCCAACTGTTTAACAAGTTCGTCAAAAGGATTGTAAGGATTAAGTTGAGAGTGAAACCAAATAGCCGCTCCGTTGTTGCGATGGCACTGAGCCATATACGGCATATGACCTTTAGGACAGCCGCCAACATAGTATGTGTCCTTGTCAAGGATTGAAGCAGGAAGGGTTTTTGTAAATTTAGAACCAGCGACAAACTCCTTAACAACCTGCGAATAACCAGCAATAGGAGTAAAAGTAATCGCTAGTTTTCCTCTGCGGGTAACAAGACGATAACGCAGGGTTTCAACCCAGTCCAGCGGCACAAGTTCATCGCACCAAATAAGGTCACATTCGCCACCTTCGATGACATCACGCTTCTGAGCGTAATTCATAAACACACATTGAGACCCATTAGGAAGAATAAACGATTCTTCAGAGAAGCCGTTCTTCTGTGAGTATGCGATGTTTGTAACCTTGGTCTTTTTGCAATTTTTTAATTCTGGAGGCATATACTTCCAGACTACATTCTGTTGCATTTGGATGCTGGACTTTTGCGTTGTATGCAAGCACCAGACCATCGCTTTCTCTTTGTTGATAAGCGTTTGAATTACACGCTTTGCCATCCACTCAGTTTTACCAGCACGATTGCCACCAAGAACAAGGATTTCCTGCTTATCTTTTAGAAGAGCATCTGCGTCCTTCCAGTGGTCAGGCTCAAAGCCGTGACGATAAGGGTCTAGAGATTCTGCTAGAATCTTATCTTCTCTGAGTTCAAGAATCTCTGCCGTCTTCTCAATACCGACTTTCTCGACCAGCATCTTGATGTCGGGCATCTTGATGACTGGGTGAGGAGTCGGTTTAAAAGACGATAGTTCGCTCATCCACCTACTGGGAAAGTGGACAGAATCATATTGTCCATAAGAATATTTCTTTCTTCAGGAGTCATAGGACGGCCTTCTTTCTTTTCAAATTCAGACTGTTCTCTCTGGAGAAGACCTGTGTACATATTGCCAAAATTTTCAGGGGCATCATAAACGCCAAGCATTTCAGGAACATACCCTGTAAAAAAGTTTGCCGCAATTCTTGGAATAGCCGCACCAGAAGCAACATAAGGTCTAATTGCGGAGTCACTACCAAGTACGCTTCTAAGCAGAGAAGGTCTAGAAAGAGTAGAAACAGGGTCTGCTCTTTCTGCCGCCATCAGAGCCTGTTCGTCTCTAAATCTTTGGGGCATATTGTAAACTTTAGTTCCAACATCTAGAGCAGTAAGCGGTCTTTGAATCCAAGGATTAGAAAGAACATTTCCAGTCCAACGAAGAGCCTTTTGTGCAAAATTAAGTTCCTTACCAGCGGCGGCGGCTTCAGCGGCGGCTTTAGCGGCCTGTGCTTTAGTCAACTTGGGAGGAATGTTAGCCTTCCCAGCCTTAACATCAGAAGCCTTAACAGTGATGTTAGTTCTGGTTGCACCTTTTCCTCGTGTATCAACGCCAGTAACTCTTACATCCTTAACACCCTCAACAGCCTTTCCGTAACCAGAACCAGCATATCTAGTCATTTGCTTTTTAGCCAAATCTTTAGCCAACTTTTTCTTTTCAGCATTGGTCATATCTGAAATAGCCTGACTTCTAACTTCAGGAGTTCCAGCAACTGCTGGCTTTGCTGGCGAAACTTCGTGCGTAAGATATCCAGTATTGTCACTGTATTCTCTAACAGCCGCTACAGCCGCTCGACCCGCTGTAGCGGCTCTAACAACACGAGAGGTAGGAGCACTAGCACCACGAACTTGGCTTAGTGTAGATTTAGCACCAGATTCATAAGGAACTAAGGCACGATTTCCACTCTTAAGAAGTCTTGTCTTTTGAGCAGGAGACTTAGGCTGGTTTGTGATTTTAACACCGCTTTTTGCAAACGGCTGACCAGTCTGAACCTGCTTAATCAGTTTAAGTTCAGCATCAGCGGCCTTTCTAACAGCAACAAGATTTTGATAATATGTGCTTCTAGCCTTTCCGTGGATATACTTAGCCGCACCAAGGGCTGTAGCACCAGCCGCCATTTCAGGGAAATAACCTTCGTCCTTGGCTTCGACTGCCTGTGTCAAAAGACTAGGCGTACCCTTTTGAGCACGAGCGGCTTCCATATTTCTAAGTCTTCCTTCTGCTCCCTTGAAAAGGTCAGCAACATCTGGGGGTAAATCGTTTTCCATTATTTTCTAAGTCCTGTTCTATAGGCGTGTAAAAGGTTTTCGCTAGGAGTGCAAGGTTCTAAATTAGAAATAGAATTATTTTCCTTGTTACCATCTTTGTGGTTAATCTGTAACTCCGAGTGAGAATGTTCGTTCCAAAAAATGATTCCAAATGTAATAGCCACAAGTTTGTGAGCATTTATGTTATGCCTAAACCCATCGTTGTACAACTTGTACTGTAAGTAGCCACCAGCCACTTTGAATGGTGCTATAATCTTTTCTTTCAGTTTTCTACCATCGCTAGTAGTCTTTGGCAAAGCCTTAAGCCGTCCTAGGCTTGAAACTTCGTACAAGCCTTTGAACTGCTCAATTGGGACTGGTTTCCATTCTTCCATAAAGTGGAGCCGCAGGACGGACTTGAACCGACAACCTACAGTTTACAAAACTGTTGCACAACCATTGTGCTACTGTGGCGTTATTTGATAAACCCATCATCTCCAAAAAGTTGAACCGATGGGTCTTCTAAGTAAGATTCAGCAGGATTGCCTTGTTGTATTGCATCCCTTTCGTATTGAAGATACTCCTTGCTTCCAGTTTCTGCGGCTTTTTTGTACATTTCCATAATTTCTTTCATTGATTGCAAAGCAGGTGGAGGAGCGGCTTTAAACATATCAGTAAAGTCTCCAGTTAAATTATTATAGACCTTCATACCAGCGGCTTGTTGTTCAGGTGTTGAATTCCAAAAATCAGAAAGCGTACCCATCGCCCCAATGTTTTTTTCCTTAAAAGATTTCAAGAACTTGTCAATTCCTGTTCTGTCTTTAACCCCATAGGTTTTAACCATATCCATTGCTTCTTCCAAATCTTTAAATACTTGTTTTCCAAATGTTGGAACGCTCCAAGTGCCATCATCGTTTTGAATAGGATTAAACAATTCCTGCATTCGTTTTGCGTCCGCTTCACTTTCTCCACTGCCATTCTGGGTAAACGCTGGTACATAATCTTGTACAACAGAATCCCTCATTTTAAGCGGAATAAGCGGCACACCTTGATAAGAAAGGTTAAGGAAGCCTGTCTTTGGGTCAAAAGAATCAATCGTATGCCCCTGTGGAGTCTTTTGTCCTGCCTTAAGCCACCTTCCCCCCAACGAGTACATCTGGTTGCCTCCTGAGCCAATCAGGCCACCCCAAGACGGAGGCATAGGCACTCCGTGTCTGGTAAGAAGGTCAGTATAATCTTTGTCGTTCATCGCTTTGTATTGTTCGACCCGAAGGGTCGAACCGCTTTTGTCAACCAAATGAAGTCTAGAGGGTCGTATTCGTCCTCTTCCTCTTCATCTGGCTCTGACATTAGCACTTACCCTTGGGTTTGTTTTCCTTTTTTTCGTTTTTCGACCCATTTTCGTGGTCGAGAGGCTTGAACTTAGGGATTCCTAGAGACTTTTCTAGGTTCTTATACTCGTTTGCAGTCTTTGAGGGCTTTTTCATAGGATTTGTAAGGGGGTTTTCTGACACAGTGTCTCAAATTCTTAGAATCAACAACCACATACGAATGCATCGAGTAGTTGGCGTTGTCCTTGCAGTTTACATTACATTTGTAGCCGATATCGTGTTCGACCATAATGATACGCTTGTTTTTATACTTATTCCTAACAACCTTTCCAACCCACATCGTATTGTTGACAGTATTGTTAAAATCATCCTTGGACATCACCTCTAGGTCAACAGGAACGCTAGTTTCCTTGTTCCATTCGTCTTTGACCTTCAAATATGTACGAAGATAGTAAATTCCGACATCAGTCCAGTAGATGGCTCGCAGATGTTCGGGCTTTTTCGAGTCTTCCCTGTACCAGAGTACGCCAAGGTCGTGTTTATCAGCCAAGTTCTTACGGATGATTTTGAATTCAGCCCTAGGAAGGCCAATTTCCTTAGATAGGTCGCTCTCCTTGATGTCCATACGCCCACTTTTCAAATGAAAACCAATATGTCAACCTTGTTATCTATAACCTATTCTATCCCCTATTCTATCTGTAGGAAATCCATAGCACCCCCCTCGGGAAATACATTACACCCCCCTAGGAAATAGATTTCCCCCTACCCATAACATTAAAATAACACTTTCCGCTTGACACATAGTACCATAAACCCCCCTAATAACCCCCAACACAGACTTAATATAGTGGCTTTTACACATAAATTGTGTGTGTGTAAATGCGTAAGGATTCAAGGGAAAAAGAGGCGGTGAGACCCCCGCCCCCCACTTGCGTGAGGAGCGAGAGCGTCACCGCTTGTTACATACAATGCCGTGCGTGTGTACGGATTACTTACCGCTGATAATGCGGCAGCAAGTCACGAGCACGAGGAGCGTGACAACTGCGACCATTACTTGGCGAGTTCCGTAATGCGTTCCCAGATACGCTTCCGCTTCTGCGTGCAGGCGTTGTACTTGTGGAACAGGTCGAAGAGCATCCGCACTTTGTCGGTGCGGCGATGCTCGCGGCGTTCACGAGCCTTGATGTGAGGAGCGAAGGCGAAGACCCGCTTGCACTTACCGAAGGGCTTGCTCACTTGCTACCTCCCTTCTTTTCCTCGGCCTTGCACTTGATGCCAAGCGACTCCATCAGCGTGGCGATGTTCTTGAGCCGCTTCTTATGCTGGCTGAACACCGCATTGATGTCGCTCGTCTTCACCTTGCACTTGAGCAAGGGAGTGGTCGCAACATAGACGGACGCACGAGCCGAAGTTTTCGCATCCGACTTGAGCACGGCCTTCTTGATGTCCTTCACACCGCTGACCGCTTCGGTCACCAACTTCTCACCGACCATCAGCCATTGCACGAGCGAGCCGATGTCCTTCGGCTTCACGGCCTTCGCGGCTTCTTCAGCGGCGATGACCTTGCTCACGATGGTGTTGATGGTTTCGGTCTTCACACCTTCGAGGTGAACGACCTTCTTCTGACGCACCGACTTCTTTTTCTTCGCCATAGGCGTTGATGTCTCGGAGTGTAATCGCTTCGCACTTCGCTCGCACGATGTTGGGTTGGCTTGCTGATACGATGATGGCGATGAGCGACACGCTCACACTTGGATAGACCACCAGCAACTACACTTCCTTCGACACATCTATTCTGTCGAGACACTTGGTGTCCGTAAATTTGGAGCGGCTGGCCTGTTGCCAAGCCAACCGCTTATCAGGTCTTGCTCGCTGAAACCTTGTGCGAACGAATGACCTTTTCTATGATTTCGATTACTTGCGTAATATCTTAAACATAGCGACCAACCAGATACCTACTGCTACCACTTCAGGTAGGCTCGGCATCAGGCTTGGTCTCCCGAACGAAGAGAGGCTTACGCACCTTCAGCCTCTCGATTGTATCTTTGATGTCTCGCATATTCTTGGTGATGAACACCCTGTGATAGTATGCGTCCCACTTGGTGCGTGAGAGATGCGTCACATTGGTGGTCAGACCCCAATAGGTCACGACATCGTTCAACTGAATGCGATACGCTGTGTCACCCTCCCAGATAGACGGAGATGTATGATGGAGGTCGATAAGAGCGATGCGTCTAGCACACTCAATCAACTTCTCATCGGTCATCTCGCCAGTCAGGTCGTGCTGTAACAACATCTGATACCAGATGAAGACTTCAGCACGAGGATGCCAGTACAGTTGCGGCTTATCGTCACCATCTCGCTTGGTCGAATACTCGATGAGCGAGCGGTCAATGCTGTCGGGGAACTTGAAGTTAAGGCTCATAGGTTACCACCAGCAGGAGTACATAATCTCGTAACCCTCATCGATGAGTTTGAGTGCTCGCTCGATGAAGTAGTGGTCGTTCTCTATGTCCTCTGGTCTTGTTTCACCCCAGAAGAAGCCTTCGCCACGGACAGCGTAGGCGTTGCCGTTATCTTTCAGGTGTTGGCGAAGAGACAGCAAGTCATCACGCACAATAGGCATAGTCACGAGGTTGAACACCTCCGTGCCACCCTTGCGGTGATACAGGTCTTCCATCCAAGCGTTAAGGTCAGCGTGCTTACGCCAGTTGGCGATAGCGACACGGCCTTGCTCAAGGATTTCCATCTCTTCGTCCGTCAGTTCTCGCTCCGTGATGAGAGTGAGGTGTGCGACCTGCGGGGTCACAGCGAATGCGGTCTGGTCGAGTCCCATAGTGATAAGCGGGACGCACCACCTTGCGATGATGCGTCCCTGTGTATCAGTTGTCCTTACCCGCTGGGGTCACCAGCGAGAGGAACTCGTTCTCGTTGACAGATGCACCACGAAGACTGGTCACGATGTTATGACCAGAGCGTTGCGTCATCTCGTACTTGGCGATGCCATAGTTGTGCGTGAGCACCTGCGTATGGGCATTGTACAAGTTCCAGATGTTGCGACCCTCGTCTTCACGATAGGACGGCCTAGCCCAAACATCGGTGACGGCCTTGGCGAAACGCTCGGCATAGATGCCACGCTTCGTAAGGTTCTCGATGATGGTGTAGCCCTGCTGTTGCGTAACATTGATGCGAGCCATATTAGCCCACACATTGTTAAGTTCAGCCCACTCGGACATCGCCTGTTGCAACACCTGATTGACGAAGGCGGGAGACACATTGGTAGTGTGTCGCACGGACATCGACAGGTCTTGCTTGAACGAGGTCATACCATTGAGGCAGACCAGACGAACCGCACCAACGCTGATGGACGATTTGCTCGTGCCATCGAACGAGTTGCGAGCGATGATACGCAGAGCCACAGTATCGCCCTTCGCCACGATAGCGGTACGAGTGTTGAACTCGTATTCGATATGTGAGCGAGCACCCCAGCGAGTGACGATAGCGTCACGCTTGGTGTACGACAGGCCGATATCACGGAAGCCATTCTCGATGGAGTCGGTGAATGCGGAGTTCTGCACGATGCCATAACGCTCGGATGTGACTCCGATGATGACACCAGTATCAGTACGCTGATTACCCCACGCATTGGCAGGCTTGCCATCCGCTGTGTAGAGCGGGACAGACTTGACGATGTAGTTGTGGGCATTCTGACCAGAAGAAATCTTCTGGCCGTAGGAGCGAGCCACTTGGGTTTCGCTCTCGTATTGCTGACGGAGTTTGGAGAGGTCAGCACTCTCGATGTCGTGAGACATATGCGTTGTGTTCTTGGGTTATGTGCTACTAGGCGTTCGCACCTTGGAGGAGCGTTCGCTTTTCGCACAAAGGTTTGGGATTACTGGGCAGAGATGGCGTTTAGGAGTGCGTCCACCTCGTGTTCGGATTGGCAGTTAGCGTTTACCACGCTGAACAGCCTATTGGAAACGCCTAGGTCAACCTTACGCCACGCTTTCGAGCCAGCGGAGATGGCGAACATAATGTTGCCACTCGTAGGAGCGATGAAGAATGGGTATTGGTCAGGCGTGATGCTCTCGGGAATTTCGAGAGCCGCAACGAGTTCAGCCACTCGTTCAGGCGAAACCTTCTTACTCACGACTGGCCTCCTTCCTTGATGTTGGCCTGTGCCGCTTTGTAAGACTGCTCCAGCAGGTCAGCGAGCGATGCCTTCACAGCGTGAAGGACAAAGCCGTTGAACCACTCGTCATAGGTTGCACCGAACTTGGACTGCAACTGCTCACGGATGAGTGCATCGACCTTGTGTTCGATTTCGTCATCGATGGCGTTGCGGCAATTGTCTTCCTCGGTGTCTCGGGCGGCGTACAGCGTATCCTTGAAGATACGAGCGACCTCGTCCTTGAGCAACGAAGAGAACCAATCACGCTTCAACTCATCGGTGACCATCGTGCCAAGGTCTTCACGAGTGACTAGGTCATCGTCAGACATATGCTCCGACTTGAGCATCATATCATCGAAGTCGTAATCACCACGAGTGACGAGGTCGTTGTCGGAGACGATAGTCTCCCAGTCCAACTTTTCTGCGACCTTGTCAGCGACCTTGTCCCAGTCGATGCTGTCACGCAGAGTGTAGTCCCAGTCCTTCTCATCGATGACACGCTCGGTGGTGTCCTCAACGATTGAGGAGTTACCGATTGCGTCTTCGACAGCAGACTCGATGTTGTCTTCCAACACCTCCTCTGCGATGGCCTGTACCGCAGTCTTGAACGCCTTGCCTGTTACGAGGTAAGGCTTGTCCAGCGACAGCGTGTCGGACTTGTTAGCGGCTTCCAGTTCTTCGATACGCTTGGTGAGCGTAGCGACCTCTTGTTGCTGACGAGCGAACTCGCCAGCGTTGGTCAGCACGAATGCCAACCCTTTGAACCAACCAATGATGTTACTCATTATGTTTTTTCGGTGTGTATCCGCACAGCGGGATTGCCGTGCGAAAGGGAAAGGGAAAGGACGCACAGCCAACAACTGTGCGTCCTAATAGTTTTACGACTTATCGGGTCGGGTGATGTAATCGAGCATCAACTCTCGGAGGACTTCCGTCCTCGTCTTGCTCTCGCTCTCGGCCTTGGCCTTGAACGCTTGGAGCAAGTCATCGGGAATGATGAAGTTGACGGAGGTGAGTCCGTGCTTATCACGCCACTTGTCCATCTGCTCCTTACGCTTGCGACGCTTCGCCCAGTAAGCATCGAAGCCAGCCTTACGCTTGGCCTCGACATCTGGGAGTTGCAGACGCTCGATGTTAGTGAGCGGCTTCGGAGGTACGAGACCTTTGGCTCTCATACGCTGTTGGTCACGAACCATCGCCATATTCTTGGGAACAGGCATCTGGTTGTTGCTTTCGGTCTGCGAGACATTTCTGTCCGCAGTTACAGAAGTGTCTTTCGACACTTCGCTGGTCAGGCGGCGAACTAGTTCGCTCCTGATGTCAGACCACTTCTTGGTGGTCTTGGGCTTCCTCATCGTTGTTCTCTTTGGGTTTGTCTTTCGCCTTGTCGCTGTCGGCAGACAGCAACTCAGCGAGAAGGTTTTCGTGGGAGTCTTCCCAGATGGAGAGGCGACTACGCTTCAGCGTTGCAATGCGTTCCTTGCAGTCAGCGACCTTACGCATATGCCTAGCAGCCCTGCGGCTGAACTTATTATGGGCGGTCATCGCTGTAAGGCTGGATGAACGATTTATCGTGAGCGACAACACCTACCGCTTTGCCTTTGGCACGAAGGCCAACGACATTGCCTTCCCGCATACCCTTGGGGAAGTAGTCGCTAATCTGCAACTCGCCCTGCTCTTCGGTCAGGAAGCGGATGTCGTGCTTATCTCCATCGATGACGGAGTAGCAACCACGCCAGTACTGCGGCAACTTATCGCCACGCTTGATGCCGAACACAACGGACACATTGAAGCCGTTCTGCAAAACGATGTCGCAGAAATCCTTCGACTGCTCTGTGCCGCTGAACGAGTAGATGAGGTAGTAGTTGCGAGGAAGTTCGCCACGCATATACGCCCTCATCCTGTCTGCATCCTTCGTGTAGTCGTAGAATTGCGTGGTGGGGTGACGATACATAATCGTCTCCATCTCGCTATTCCAGATATCGCTCGTGCCGTTCAAGCGAACGCACGGACGGAACTTACGCTTGAGCCTCGTCTGCTGACGATGCGTAAGGTTCTCGTGGTTGGTAATCTCCCTGTCCACCTGTTGCCAGAATGCGGCAGGGTTCTGGAGCATCCACTTCGTCTTGCGAATGCGAGACTCTTGGATGTTCTTGAACACGCCAGCCATACCAGCGGTGTTGAGGCAGAGGAGTCTGCATTCAGCGGTGCTGTGCTTGCAGACATTTTCTCCCGACAGCGAAGCGGGAGCGAGATAGAGGATAGCGGTACGCCATCCGAACGCCTCACCCTTGTTGGTCTTGGCGTTGTTGAAGCAGAACAAGTTCTTCATAACGAAGAATGGAGTAGATGCACCCGCACCACCGATGTGATGGTGCGGATGCGTTGCTACTACTGCTTGCCCTCCTTCATCTCTTCGACCTTCGCCCAGAACTCAGTCGAAGCCTTTTCACGGGCTTCAGCCTGTTCCATATTGAAGTGGCGAATGCCATCTTCAAAGGCGGTGCGAGGTTCGTAGCCGTTGCGTTCAGCGGACTCACGCAAGCCGTTGACAACGACCTCGTCCTTGCCGAAGCCAGACGAGTGGCGGTGGAACTTCTCGTCAACGCTGACCACGCCGTGCGTCAGCAGTTCGTAGGCGAAGAACGCCATCAACTGCGTGAGCGACAGCGAGTTCTCGATGTCGTAGTCACCGACAGTCTTGATGGTGATGATGTCGTTGTGGCTCGACATCACCAGTTCACGATAGGCACGGAAGAACTTGTCCTTGCCGTCGAACTTATCTTCCGAGACCCACGGCTTGGAGTACTCGCTGACATACACCTTGCTGACACGAACCGACTTAACCGAGTTATAGACTTTGATGTCCATAGTGTTGTTTCACGATGAGAGCAGATTGGCTTCCATTGCATTGCCTGTAAGTTGTGTTCAGCAATGCAACAGATAGTCAGGGCAGAGCAAACGCTCTACCAAGTAGGGCTGACTGGCCGACCCGCTCCTTCTCGCTTACATCTATTCTTACCAGCCGCCCTGCGTCCGTAAATTTTCGGAAGGCGAGGGTCGGACTGGACGCAAGGGGGTCACCTATTTCTTACTGACACCTTACCTTGTGCGTGACCTTTTTTACGATTTTAATTTTCCGACTTTTCGGACGGAAGGTCGATGACCTCACCGCTAATCAGTTTGTTAATGTCCTCGTGCTTCACACGGAGGCGATGCTCAGTAACAACGACAGGCTGGTCGTTGAGGGTCTGCACCTTATCAATGAGGATAGCCAGAGCGAGGGGCATCTGGGTGATGGGCAGTTTGTCAATCTCTGCATCGAGCCTGTTAGCACCCTTAAGGATGATGGACTTAAACAGGTCGCTGGTCTTACGCTTGTAAGTACCAAGGTCGATGTCCTTGTCACCCATATCGTTTCTGACAGCCACGACAGTATGGCTGGAGACCTCTACCTTGTCTTCGATTTCCTTCTGGGTGTGTCCCTGTTCGGTCATCCAGACAATCTGCTTCTTTTTTTCAGGGTCTAGTTTTTCTAGGGTCGTGGACTTGTTATCGGTCTTGACTCTCTCTGGGTTGGACTCATATTCCATAAAAACAACTAGTATATGGATTTACCAACAAGTCAATGCTGGCTTGAAGCCCCGATTGAGCCTCCCACCAGCACCCATCAGGCCAACCTTAGGGTCTTGAAGACCAAGACAGGGCGGCTGTTCGTAGGGAAGATGAAAAAAAACAAGGTCACCAAATGGGTAGACCAGATGAGGCCGTACCTTGTAAGGGGAAAGCCACTACAACCTATGGAGGGGGCGGTCAGGGTCTGTATTAGACTTTATTATACATCGCCCAAGTACCTTTTACCAAAGATTAACAAGTGTAAAGAACTTGTAAAAACGACTAAACCAGATGTGGACAATGTTGTCAAGGTCATATTGGACGAAATGACAAAATGCGGATACTGGCTTGACGATAGCCAAATCTGGTGCATCACCATTGAGAAGTACTGGAGTGCTACCCCAAAGGTGTGCATCTACTACGACCAAAAAACCCAAAACCAATGAAAGACGCTACTGTTAGTACTATGTCGGAGAGCGAATATCGCTCTCTTCCCGCTTTGAATGCTTCCCGCTTCAAGGCGTTCTTCCGCTCGCCCTTCCACTTCTTTAACCAGAGGGAGGTCGAGGAAACCGAGGCTATGAGGATTGGCACTGCCATCCACACCGCCATTCTTGAGCCTGAGCAGTACCTGAGCACCATCGCCTTCTACCCAGAGGCTGACGGACGCACGACTGAGGGTAAGGCCATCAAAAAGGCTTTTGAGGCTGGGGCTGTCGGCAAGACCATCCTTAAGGCTGACTCCAAGGAAATCGTGGAGAGGGCTGTTAAGGCCGTGACCACGCACCAAGAGGTCAGGCTCATCCTCGCCAACCCTGAGAACCGCAGGGAGCAGGTCTTGCTTACCAGCCTATGGGAGCAGGACTGCAAGGCTCGCCTTGACCTGATTAATGTCGAGACTGGCGTTATCAGGGATATCAAAACCTGTGAGGACGCATCGCCTGAGCGGTTTAAGTACGAAGTCCGTGACCGCCTATACTGGGTACAGGCAGGGTTCTATGCCCTTGTCGCTGAAAAGGTGTTCGGAAAGCCTTTTGGCTTTGAATTCATCGCTGTGGAAAAAGGTGACCCGAGCACTTGCACCATCTACGATGTGGACGCTAAGGAACTTGAGATGTGGAAGCACATCGTGGACTGTAATCTGTCCCATCTGAAGGCTTGCACCAACACCAAGGCTTGGACTGGCTACAACAGCCAGACCCTAGGTAGCCTGAACTTGAGCCAGTACCTGTCGTGAGCAAGCCCTCATTCACTGGTGTCTGGATTCCTGTCGAGGTCTTCCAGATGGAGACCCTTACCATCACCGAGAAGGTGGTGTACGGAATTGTAAACGCCCTCGATAACGAAGAGGGCTGTTACGCCTCTAACGGCTACCTTGCACAGACCCTGCAACTGAGCGACAGACAGGTCAAGAATGTCCTCAAAACGCTTATCGACTTCCAGTTGGTGGTACGCATCGAAGTGGACGGCAAACGCATCCTACGGACAGTAGAGAAGCAAGCCTTGGTGGGTGCTACAGATTTCCTAGGGAGGGGGAAGCCAGTTTCCCGCAGGGGGGGAAGTAGACTTCCTACAGATAGAAAAGAGGATAAGAAAGAGGATAAACCTACCCTAACCCTTCCTTACGAACAGCCTTTTTCGGATGCTTGGGACAAGTGGGTGGCCTATCGGAAACAGATTAAGAAGCCCCTGTCAGAGATGACGATGAAGGAGCAGTTGCTGATGCTCTCTGGCTGGGGGTCTGAACAGAACGCCATCGCCTCGATTAACAAAAGTATTGCTTTCGGCTGGCAGGGTCTTTTTGTGGTAACACCAAACATCAAGAAGACGCTCACCAACCAAGACCACGCCAATGGCTTCTAAGTGCATCCACTGCAAAGCAGACGCAGTCCCTGTATGGGACGCAACGAGTGAAAAGTTCAAGCCGTACATCGCTGTGTGCCTTGACTGTTTCCAGACCAAGGAACACCACGAGTATCCGTTCGTGTACAAGGAAGTGTTCGACAAGCACAACTGGTGCTTCAAGTCCGTACACCCTACAACGCCTGTTGCTTTTCTCGATACTGTGGAGAGCAAACTTGCACCCCAGATGCAGGTGGCGTTGAAGGAGTACA